AAGGACAGCTGCTATGCACAGCTGAAATGGGCGATACACCGTCTGGGTGCAGACGCCTTTTTTGTTTGCAAGGAAAGCCCGCTGGAAATCACATACATCAAGACCGGCCAGAAAATCTTTTTTCGTGGTTTAGATACGCCTTTAAAGCTGACGTCCATTACTGTGGAAACGGGAGTGCTCAGCTGGCTATGGTTCGAAGAAGCTTACGAAATTTCATCTGAGGCCGACTTCGACACCGTCAACGAATCTATCCGCGGCAAAGCGCCTCCGGGACTGTTCAAGCAGGTTACGTTGACATTTAACCCGTGGAATGACCGGCACTGGTTGAAAAAACGTTTCTTTGATGATCCGGATCCGGACACGCTGGCCATGACGACCAACTATCTCTGCAATGAGTTTTTGGACGAGGCCGACTTCCGGCTGTTCGAATCCATGAAAAAGAACAACCCGCGCCGGTATAAAGTGGCCGGCCTGGGTGAATGGGGCGTTGTGGATGGGCTGGTCTATGAAAACTGGAAAGAAGATCTGTTTGACTGGCAGGCCATCGCAGCCATGCCGGATGTGGAATCAGCTTTCGGTCTTGACTTCGGTTATACAAATGACCCGACAGCGCTGTTTTGTGGACTGATCTCCGAGCACCAGAAAACGATTTGGGTATTTGATGAACTGTACAAAAAAGGGCTGTCCAACGCCAGAATTTTTTCAGAGATTCAGGAGATGGGTTATGTGAAAGAGCAGATAACTGCAGACAGTGCAGAGCCGAAAAGCATAGACGAATTAAGGCAGCTGGGACTCCGTCGGATCAGGGCAGCCAAAAAGGGAAAAGACAGTGTGATAAACGGTATTCAGAAAATCCAGGACTATCACATCATAATCCATCCGCGCTGCGTGAACTTCCTGACGGAGATAAGCTGCTATTGCTGGGATAAAGACAAATTCGGAAAGTCAATCAATGAGCCGGTTGACGATTATAACCACCTTATGGATGCCATGCGCTATGCGCTGGAGTCGAAGATCCATACGCGCAAAGGTGGCATTACGGTTTTGAGGTGAAAACTATGGAACTTGATGTGGTAAAAAAGCTAATCAGCAAATACATTACCGGGCACGGATATTTTGTGGCCCAGGCTGAAATTGCTGAGAGGTATTACAACAATGACAACGACATCCATTACCGGGAACCCAAGAACCGGGATAAAACGCCGGAAGCGGATAAGCCAATCGACAACCCGATGCGGACGGCGGACAACAAAATCGCCCTGGGTTTTTACCCGCTTCTGGTTGACCAGAAGTCGGCGTATATGTTTACCGCTCCGCCGGTGTTTGATGTCGGAAACAAGGAAGCAAACAAAATCATCGTTGCCACCCTGGGGGATTCTTACGCTAAGAACGCACAAGCTTTGTGTATGTCTGCATCCAATGCGGGTATCGCCTGGGTGCATTACTGGAAAGACGGTAACAATAAATTCCGCTGGGCGCCGGTACCGGCAGAACAGATCATTCCGGTCTGGTCTCCGAAATTGGATCATGATTTGCTGGCTGTGCTGCGCACATACAAAGAATTCGACGATAACGGCGATGCGTTTGACGTTTATGAGTACTGGACGGAAAAGGAGTGCCAGGCGTTCCGAAAACGCGCCGGGGACTCTGTGGATGATGGGCTCACCTATTACCCGATGTTCGCTCCGGATAACGAAACCGGGGATATCCTGCGGCATGATTTTGGGCGGGTACCGTTCATTCCGTTCCGGAATAACGCGAAGATGTCTAACGACCTCGACCGGATCAAGCAGCTGATTGACGCGTACGATAAAACATACAGCGGTTATATGGACGACTTGGAAGATGTCCAGGAAGTGATTTTTGTTCTGACTAATTACGGCGATGCAGATTTGAAAAAATTCCTGGAAGACCTGAAATACTACAAAACGATTTCTGTGGACAACCAGGGCGGCGATGATAAATCCGGAGTGTCCACACTTACGATTGACATTCCGGTGGAGGCCCGGGAAAAGATGCTGGAACTTACCAGGAAGATGATTTTCACTATGGGCCAGGGTGTGGATCCGGAGCAACAGGGACTGAACCAGACGTCCGGCGAGGCCATGAAGTTTGTGTACTCTTTGCTGGAGTTGAAAGCCGGCAAGACGGAAACAGAGTTTAAACTGGGATTTAACGAACTGATCCGGGCCATACTGCAGTTTTCCGGAAAGAGCGCAGAAAACATTATCCAGACTTGGACACGAACCAGCATCAAGAACGATTCCGAGCTGGTGGAGATGTGCAGCAAGTCCAATGGCATTATCTCCCGGAAGACCATCCTGTTGAATCATCCGTTTGTGGAGGACGCCGAAACCGAAGAAAAGCAGCTTGAGGAAGACGCGAAAAAGGCGGCCGAAAGAATGGATATTTACAAAGATAATGACGATGACGAAGGGGAAGGGGGTGAAGACTGATGTTTGATTGGCTGATGATTTATGCTGAAAAATTTGGCAAGGAATTTCCGCTGCGGTTGTTTTCCGGAAAACGGGAGTATGATGTGCTGCAGCTGGTAATGGATTGTTGCAACAGTGGCCAGCCGTATCCGGAACCTGAACATGAAAAGCAGGAAAATGTTCCGGAGGATCCTGCAGAAGATCTGCCGGCTGAACCTGAACCGGAATCCCCGGAAGAACCTGCAGTTCCGGAGCCTGCACCCCCGAAAAAACGCACAAGAAAAACAAAATGATTTACAAATTTTCCTTAGCGAGGCAAGGTAAACCTCGGTAAAAACCGGAGAGGAGAAAATAGATGACTTTACAAGAGTTACTGGCAAAAATCGGCATTGCCAAAGAAAACATGGAATCTGCAGAAAAGGAATTCAAAGCTTTTCTGGACGGGTCATATGTGCCGAAATCTCGTTTTAACGAGGTCAACGAGGAAAAGAAGACCTTGCAGACCACGATTGCTGATCGTGATAAACAGCTGGAAGCACTGAAGAAAACCAGTGGTGACGCGGAAGGTCTGAAAAAACAGATCGAGCAGTTGCAGGCTGACAACAAAAAAGCTAAAGACGAAGCGGAAGCAAAACTGAAAGATCTGCAGTTTGCCAATGCCATTAAGCTGGCTATCGTCGAAAAGGCTCAGGATGTTGATATTGTTTCCGGTTTGTTTGATAAAACAAAGCTCATCCTTGGTGAAGATGGAAAAGTCACCGGTCTTGAAGAACAGCTGAAGGCGTTGGAAAAGGAAAAACCGTTTCTGTTCAAACAGCAGAATCAAAATCCTTATAACCCGAACGGCGGCCAGGGCGGCGGATCTAAAAACCCGTTTGCGAAAGAGACCTGGAACCTGACGGAACAGGGTAAGCTGTTCATGTCAAATCCGGAGCAGGCCAGAGCGATGGCAGCTGCTGCCGGTGTAAAAATTTAATTTTTGAAAAGGAGTGAAAAATATGCCGAGCGCTATTACTAAAATTTCTGATGTTATCGTTCCGGAACTGTTCAACCCTTATGTGATCAACAGAACCATGGAACTGTCTGACCTGTTTAAGAGCGGGATTGTTGCCCACAGCCCGGAATTTGACCGCCTGGCTTCTGAAGCGGCCCGCACCCACAACATGCCGTTCTTCGAAGATCTGGCCGGTGACGCCCAGAACGTTGTCGAAGATACCGACATTGAATTCCGCAAGATTACGTCTAACAAGGATGTATCCACCACCATCATGCGTCAGAACGCATGGGGCGCGACCAATCTGTCCGCTGCCCTGGCCGGTGCGGATCCCATGAAAGCCATCGGTGACCTGGTGGCCGGTTACTGGTCCCGCGAAATGCAGAAAGAACTGATCAATCTGCTGGGCGGTGTATTCGGCAGCTATACCGAAGACTCCGAAACCGTTACCCCGCTGGCAGATCATATTCTGGATATCTCCGGTGGTACCGGCTCTGCTGCCAACATCTCTGCTTCCGCGTTTATCGACGCGCTGCAGCTGCTGGGCGACGCACAGGGCCAGCTGACCGCGGTGGCCATGCATTCCGCAACCAAGAGCTACCTGAAGAAACTGAACCTGATCACTACAGAACGTGACAGCAATTCCGTGGAATTTGACACCTATCAGGGTCGCCGCGTAATTGTGGATGACGGTTGCCCGGTAGCTAATGGTGTGTACACCACCTTCCTGTTCGGCAACGGCGCTATCGCGTATGGCAACGGTAGCCCGGTTGGCTTTGTTCAGACTGAGACCAGCCGCAACCCGAACAAGGGCGCAGGTGTTGATTACCTGTACAACCGTAAGTGCTTTATCCTGCATCCGCGTGGAATCAAATGGACCAACGCAGTTCGGGCGAATGTGGAATCCCCGACCCGTGCAGAGCTGGCCAACGCGAAGAACTGGCAGCGCGTATACGAACCGAAACAGATCCGTATCGTAGCATTCAAGCACAAAATCGGCTAAGGAGTAAAAGAATATGGACAGCGAAGCTTACTGGGCTAAGCGATCGGAAGAGCGAGAAGCGGCCTGGCAGTTAAAAAGCCGGGAAACCCTCGAAAAAGAACTGGCTGCTTACTACGAAGCTTCGCTGGATCATATTCAGCGCAACATCGATGCTTTGTATGGCCGCTTCGCTAAAGACAATGCTTTGCCCATGGAAGAGGCACGGAAGCTGCTGACAGGGAAAGAGTACCGTACCTGGCGGATGAGCCTGGAAGAGTATGTAGCCCAAATCGATGCCGGCGACAAGATGCTGGAACGCGAGTTGAACACCTTGGCCATGCGCAGCCGGATATCGCGCCTGGATAAACTGTACAGCGAAACGCTGATGGAACTGGACGGACTGGGGCGGAAAATGCGCGACCGGATGGACGGGTTCCTCGGTGATGCTTACAAGGATAATTACTATCGCGGTCTGTATGAGATCGGCCACGTCGGCAAGGCGTTGCCGGCCATCTCCCAGGTAGATAGTAAATCCGTGGAAGCAGTGCTACGGACTCCGTGGTCCGGGAAAAACTATTCCACCCGGATATGGAAGAATCAGAAGCAGCTGGCGCAGGTGATTCAGGACGAAGTTGTCGCTTCCGTACATCGGGGCGACGACGTCCGGAAGATCTCCCGGCGTGTGGCGGATAAGATGGACGTGGGCCTGAGCAATGCCCAGCGGCTTGTCCGGACGGAGCTGAACTACGTACACAACCAAGCAGCCCTGGACAGTATCCGGGATGCCGAAATGGATTATTTCCGCTTTGTGGCCACGCTGGACAGTCGGACTTCGACAATGTGTCGGGAGCATGACGGTAAAATCTACCCGATTGATGACGCAGACACGGGGGAGAACATCCCACCGCTTCATCCGCGCTGCCGGTCGATTATCGTCGGTAGCTTGGGTGGACGGGAACTGAAGGGACAGACCCGGATTGCCAAAGGTGACGAGGGTAAATACATTCACGTGCCGGCGGAAATGACGTATGAGGATTTTCAGGCCGTGTATGTGGAAAAGACCCAGACGGTGGATGAGTGGAAGACGAAACGCGTAATCACAAAAAATATGGTGCTTGATAAAGGTAATGACTTTGACTTTTTTGCTTCAAGTGCTTTGGGACAGGCGCGTAAGAAAAATCAGCTATATCAAATCCCTGATGACGCTATAGAAAAAATCCGATTAACTGAATTGGTAGACCTTGATGAAGAGCAAAATAAAGCGTTACAAGAAACACACAAAGCCTTGTTACGCTTCGCAAAGGACGAGAATAACAGTAAAGAAGTATTGTTTGTTCAATCTCTAAACTTTTCTCAACCCGCGATTAAGATAAAGGGGACGCTTAATAAGGTTAATTATGAGGGTAATATTGATGTCGCTGTTTTGAAAAAGCGAAGCTATTCTAAAGAGCTTGTTATGTCGCACAATCACCCGTCTACAAAAGGTTTTTCTTTTCAGGACATCGCAACATTTGTTTTTGATGACTATATTGGAGTTTTTACAGTTGTTACTAATTTTGGTAAAATTTTTGCCTTGCAAAAAATGTCAAGTTTCGAGTATAATAAAGCAAGAGATTTACTAATCACTTTAATGAAAAAGTATGGCATTGATAAAGATTCAAAAGATCCCTTACGTCAGGAAGCAGCTGCCAAAGAGTTCCTAAAGAAAGCAAAAAAGGTTGGTGTTCGCTTTGAAAAAAACTAAAAAAAGAAGAGATACGTGGGCGGAATTACTTACGGAAGAAGAAATAAAATCTATCCTTAACGGTGTAAGCCCTTGGCCAAATACAGAAGCCCCTAAAAAACCAGAAAAATCTTAACTCTAAGCATCGTACACAAAGGTACGGTGCTTTTTTATTGCCTGAAATGAGGTGATGCCGTGAATTTTTTAACGCCGGAAGAGGCGATTACCCGTATCCAGGAGCAACTTGCTGTACTCCGGCCGGAACAGGCGGTCGATGCTAAACTGCATCTGTATGTTACCCGGTTCGTCAATGACGTGCTGGACTATTGCCACCGGGAAGATTTTCCGGAAACGCTGACATACACGGCCGCAGAGATTCTGGCCAAGTGGGCGGATGATTCCGGGACAGCTAAAAGCGGAGGCCCGTTGAAACGGCTGAAGCAGAACGACACGGAATTTGAGTTCGCGGTAGCCGAAATTTCGGACGCGGATTCTCTGTACGAGGGCTGCATGGCCAAGATTCGGCCAAAGCTCAATCTGTACCGGAAGCTGGTGCAGTACAGATGATACCTGCAGCATTATGTAAAAGGCTTCTGCAAGAGCACATGTACCGGGATACCATGACGGTGGCCAGACAGATGCCAATCACGGACGATGAAGGCGCCGACGGGTATGGGATGCAGGACGTTTATACTGACGTGCCCTGCCATCTTGGCCAGTATAATAACCGCATTGCGGGTGAACGTACCGACAGGGCTTACGAGCTGACGACGGAGCTGCGCGTGGACTGCGATCCGCAGTACGAAATCCTGCCTGCAGATGTTTTGACGGTAACGACTGAGGCTGGCCAGGTTCTTGTCCTTAATGCCGCCCGGTCGGTGAAGTATGTTACCCATCAGGAAATCAACGTGCGCAAGGATGGTGATGAAGCGTGAGTGATTTTGAACTGACCGGCTTCGACGCATTGAACGAAAAGCTGGAAAAGATTGCCAGGATTGCTCCGCAGAAGATTAACGCTTTCGTCAAACAGGAAGCAGAACTGCTAAAAGGGGATGCAGCTCAAAACACACCGACTGACACCAGTAATCTGAAAATGGGCTGGAAACGTGGCTCGCTTGCCGGAGGCGTTGCTGTTGTCTACAACAACGTGGACTATGCGGCGCATGTGGAGTATGGCCACCGGGTGAAAAACCGTAAAACCGGGAAGTGGGTAAAGACTGCAGCCGGTAAGACGAAAGTGGTTCCCGGCGCACACATGCTGCGGGACGCATACAAAAGAGCGAAGGTAGCGTTACCTGAACACGCGGAATTATTCTTGGAGGAGCTTATGAAAAAATGATTACCTATCGCAGCCTGAAGGCCCGGCTGACGGCGATACTTAAGGAAACATTCCCGGGATACAAGGTGCATTTCGACAACGTAGAAAAGTCGGATGCGCCTTATTTTTATGTGGAAATGACCCCGCTGAAGAACCGGGCTTTCGACGGCGACGGCATCTATCATGACCGCAGTATCGATATTGACATCCAGCTTGTCCTGGCGGAAGACAGCTATGGCCGGGTGGACAGGATAGCTTTATATGACGATTCCCTGGAATTGGATAGAGCAATCCGGCCGGTACTGCAGATTGAGGACCGGGCCATCACGGTCCAGGACGCGGATATCAAAGTACACGACGATATTTTGCATTACATGTTCACGCTGGCCTTCACCGATGCGGAAATGGACCAGGTTGAATATGAGCTCATGAAAGAGCTTGAATTAAACATTAACAAGGAGGAATGAAAAGAATGCCAAACGAAGCTGAGGTATTTGGACTGCCGAAGGTCATTATTGACTTCAAAACAAAAGGTACGACCGCCATCAAACGGTCTGCCCGGGGAATCGTGGCCATGATTCTGAAAAACGAATCTACGGACACAAGCAAGTATTACAAAATTAATGACATTTCCGATATTCCGGAAGAAGGGCTGACTCCGGAATGTGAGGACTACATCCGGAAGTGCCTGATGGGCACTCCGCTTCGGATCCTGGTTTACACATTGCCTTTGACAACGGTGGAAGATCCTGAAACGACCATGGCGGATGTGCTGAAGGTCATTGCTGGTGTTAAATGGAATTACCTTTGTGCTCCGAACAGCACGGTACAGGAGCAGCAGGATCTGGCGTCCTGGATTAAGTCCCAGCGCAACAACAAGCGTAAGACCTTTAAAGCGGTACTGGCCAATCAGGATGCAGATCATGAGGGCATTATTAACTTCTGCACCAGTAATATCAAGGTACAGACCGATCAGGATGAGAACGGAGATCCTGTTTACACGACATACACTGCACTGCAGTATACGGCGCGTATTGCGGGTATCCTGGCAGGCCTTGCTCTGGATCGTTCCGCAACCTACTTCAAATTGACCGAAGTTGAGTCCGTGGAAACCTATGAAGACATTGACAGCCTGATTGATGCTGGCAAGCTGTTACTGTTCGACGAGCTGGACGGTGACGGTGTGAAGATTGCGCGTGCCTGCAATTCTTTGACCACGTTTACTACGGACAAGGGTGAAGATTTCCGGTATATCAAGATTATTGAGGCCGTCGATATGATTACTGACGACATCCGTGATACTTTCAAAAAGTATTACGTCGGCAAGGTCATCAACGATTACGACCACAAAATGCTGTTTATTACGGCTATCCTGGTCTACTTCGACGAGATCAAAGGTAACGTGCTTGACAAAGACGGCAAGAATAATGTGGACATTGACGAACAGTATCAGGCCAATTATGCCAAGCTCCATGGCGAAGACGTGGAAAGCATGACGGCGATGGAAATTCGTCAGTACAACACGGGGACTAATGTGGTGCTGGCCGGCAGCGTAAAACCGGTGAACGCCATGGAAGACCTGAAGATTGTATTTACGATGTAAGGAAGGAGTGAAAGAAAATGCCAAGAGCTACACAGGACGTAACCTATCGTGGTCGCCGCCGTTGGAACGGTTCTCACGGTAAAGTATGGTGGGATGGCGAGCTGCTTTTTGAAATTTCCAAGTATGAGTGCAAGGTTATCGTTAACCGTGAAGATGTTCTCATCGGCAATTCGGTTGACAGCAAGATTGTTTCTCTGCAGGGTCAGGGTTCCTTCACCATTAATTCGGTTATCAACCGGAACATTAACGCGTATCTGGAGGAATACAAGGCCGGCCGTGATCCGCGTGCTACGCTGGTAGGTCTGATCGACGACCCGGACGCAGTGGACGGGCAGAAAGAACGCTGCAGCGTAGACAACGTTTGGTTTAACGAACTCACTTTGCTGGCGTTTGAAAAGGGTCAGGTCGTAAAAAAGGAATACCCCTTCGGCTTTACTCCGGAAGACGCTCAGTTTATTGAAACAGTAGAATAAGGTCTGATAAAAAGCCCTCGGCAAACTGTCGGGGGCTTTTACTTTAAGGAGGATTTTATGGCAGCTATTAGTGTAAAAGAACTGATTGCGAAGAAAGAAGCTATCGAAGCAAAGAAAAACGAAACAGTAGATTTTGTAACTTCTATCGGTACGGTTACCGTTAAAAAACCGACCAAGAGTATCGTGCTGGAATCCATTGAACAGGAAAAGACCGGCGATGCTTATTTGATTCTGAACCAGGTGGTAGAACCCAACCTGAAAGATCCGGCCCTTCAGGAAGCTTATGACTGCGTAGAACCGCTGGATATTGTTGAGAAAATTTTCATGCCGGGTGAGGTTGCGAATTTGGCAAGGGCCATTATGAAAACTTCCGGGTATGGTGTGGATATTGTTGAAGACTTAAAAAACTGATAGCGGATGACTGGGAAGCAGAAACGGCAGCGTATCTGCTTCTCCGGGGCCATCCGCTTAGTTATTTTTTCAGCCTGTCATTGACTGATAAGCTGTTTGTCAACGCTGCTATAGCGAAAGAGCAGGAACGGCAGGAGCGCATGCAGGACAGGCTGGTTGAACAGATTGTGAAAATCTTCGGAGGAAGGAGGCTGTGATGTATGGCTGATTATGTACTGAGCGCCGTTTTATCGTTAAAGGACCAGTTTACCGCAAAAGCGAAAAGCGCACAGAAAAGCATACAAGGGGTCAAGACAGCAGCGACAAGCGCAGCCCCTGCAGTTAACGGAATTTCTTCCACGCTGGACAGGGCAGGCAGATCAGCTGATGCGGCAGCTGCCAAAGCGGACAAATTGAAACGGTCTTTGTCCGCTGTCCGGGGAAATTATTACGCTACCCTGAAAGGCCGCGATGAGTTATCTCCTGTACTGGATAAGGTCCAGGCAAAGATAAAGCGAGTTACGTCAAGCACAGCCTTTTCTAATTTTAAGCAGAACTTGGGCAATAAGCTTAGCGGCGGCTTGAAGGACATGGCCGGCGGAGTGATGATGGGTGCAGGCATGCAGATGCTGGGTGGCGCTGGTATCGGTTTCGGTCTGTATAACAGCGTCAAAAGTGCAATGGACTTTGAATCAGCCATGTCCGGAGTCAGGGCCATTACCAACGCGTCGCAGGAGGATTTTGAAAAGCTGCGTAACAAGGCGCTGGAAATGGGCGCGACCACAAAATTCACGGCTACGGAATCTGCCCAGGCGTTGAATTTTATGGGAATGGCCGGCTGGAACGCAGAACAAAGTGTTGCGGGCTTGCCGGGTATCATGCATCTGGCTGCGGCTTCTGGCGAGGACTTGGCCATGGTGTCTGATATCGTAACAGACTCCATGAGCGCATTTAATCTGTCCGCCGAAAAGTCCGGCGAGTTTGCGGACGTGCTGGCGGCAGCTGCAACTAAATCTAATACCAATGTCGGTAAGATGGGCTTTACTTTCAAATATGCTGCACCGCTTGCCGGTGCCTTGGGTTATTCCATCCAGGACGTAGCGCTGGCCGTTGGCACCATGGCCGACAGCGGTATCAAAGGTGAGCAGGCTGGTACGTCCTTACGGTCGCTGTTTACCCGGTTGGCAAAACAACCGAAGGAAGCGGCTGCTGCGATGGCCCAACTAGGTATAAAGATTAAAGATGATACCGGTAAGATGAAACCTCTCCGGTCTGTGCTTGACGACTTGCGTAAAAGCTTCAGAGGGCTGTCCGAAGACCAGAAAACCCAGTACGCTGCCATGCTGGCGGGTACCGAAGGTATGAGCGGCTTGCTGGCCATCGTTAATGGCGATGAGAAAAAGTTCCGGGAACTGACCAAGGCGATTGACGGATCCTCTGGAGCAGCAGAACGTATGGCCAAGATCCGGCTGGATAATCTGTCCGGTGATCTGACTTACTTAAGCAGCGCCTGGGATGGTCTCATCCTGAAAGTGATGAAAGGTGATGCTTCATCTGGGCTGCGTGGTTTTGTGCAGGAGCTTAATTCCCTGGTAAACCACTTCAGCAAATCCATTGATGAAAACGGCCTGGGTGTGCGTTCCGTGTTAGATTTGGTAGGCAAGGCGGTCGTTGACCTGAAAAACAAATTCCTGGAACTTGACGGGGTTGGTTCTATCCTTGCCGGCGGTGCTCTGGCCGGAGGGCTATACAAAATTTACAAGGGAGCAAAAAGCATCGCGGGTATGTTAGGCGGTGGAACGCAAGCAGGTCTGCCGGGTGCAGGTTCTCTTGGAGGCAGTGCGGGTTCTATGACGATACAGGCGGGTACTGTTATCGTAAATGGAAACGCCGTGACCGGTGGCGGAGGCTTGCCGACGGCCGGAGGCGGGGCTGCAGGCGGCGGTCTGGGTAACGAAGTACCTCCCGTTGTATCCAGGTGGGGTGCATTTAAATCGTTTTCCAAGCTGGCCATCCCACTGAGTTTGCTTACTACTGCATATGAGACCTATAATGCCGCCCCAGATAAGCAGGCAGAAACGGCTGCACGCGGTGTATCCGGGCTTGCTGGTGCTGAAGTAGGCGCGGCTATTGGTACGGCCCTTGCCGGTCCTATCGGAACTGTCGTAGGTGGTGCTTTAGGGCACTTGGCCGGTACAGCTGTTATGGATAAAGCAGTACAGCTTGATATCCGGCATCAGATTGAGATGGACGAACTGGAAAACTTCTCACTTTCTGAAATCGGTCTGACCGAGGATGAAATCTGGGAAGACAAGGATGGAATAATTGACGGCGCTGAGGAAACAGGCTCTGCTATTACAACTGAGTTCCGGAAAGCTGCAGATGAAAGCACCGGAGCCTGGTCGGCAGCTGCTGATGATTTAAGCGGAATTTTTGACCGTATTAAAGCTGCGGCCAGCGGCGTGAGTATTGCTGGAGGCGCTGCCGGTGTTCCTGCACACGCTACCGGCACGCTGAACTTTCCGGGCGGTCTGGCACAGATCCATGAGCACGGCGGAGAGCTGGTTGACCTTCCGAGTGGCAGCAGGATTTATCCGGCAGGGACTACTGAACGCATTATCCAGCGCGAACTGCAGACGCCGCGAAGTAATCCGCCGTCCGTCAATATTTCTGGCAATACGTTTATGGTTCGGGAAGAAGCAGATATTGACAGGATTGCTTACCGGCTCATGCAGCTGATGAGCCAGTCGGAGATGAATTACGGAGGGGCTTAAAATGGCATCTACATGGAACGCGCTGGGAACGCTGCTGAATGTTGCAGGGATGCTTTTTGGCGGCACCGGGCAAAAACGGCAGATTATTCTCAGCTGTGAATCAGAAAAAGTTATTCTGCCCGTTACTCCGCGGAAATATTCTGTGCAGGACGGGCAGATGAATAAAGTGGTCAGCGTGGAACAGTTAGGGGAAGCGCTGATCTTCGGGTTGCCGGCAGCGAAGAAGATTTCCTTTGAAGGTTTTTTCTCAAATCCGGATCACGATTATCCGTTTGTGGTCGGCGACGGAAACTCGCCCGGCGAAATGGTAGATCTGATCACAAAATGGAAAGAGAAGCGTAAACCGGTGCGGGTGATTATCACGGATTCACCGGTTAACCTGATGGTTGGCATTATGCGGTTTGACTGGCACGAGCAGGACGGCTCCCGCGATATTTATTATTCCATGGATTTTACGGAATACAAAGATTTGAACACGCCCGCAGCGTTAAACGAACGACAGACTGATGAACAGACGGGGCTGAAAAAACGGCCGGGACCATCGGTCAGGACGACTGGGGCCAGTAAGATCCGAACCGGATCTGACATTGTGGACGTGGCCAGAAAAGCGTATGGCCAATGTAACAAATGGCGCCGGATTGTTAAAAATAATAACCTGAAAGACTTGGCCATCAATAACGTTGGGAAGCTTCGAAGGCTGGTGATCAAATGATCATCAAGCATAAAGACGAAGACATTACCCGTCTGGTAACAAAGATTGAATGGTCAGGATCCAGGCTGCAGGCTGCCCGGTGTTTGTCTTTTGATATGGTACAGGATCTGCGGGATCCCAACCTGCCAAACCATCCGATTGACAATGGGGAAACGGTTTACGGATACGATGAGGAAAATAATCTGCAGTTCCAAGGAAATGTGTTCCGGGTGGAAAAAGACGTACAAGCTTCCAAGGTTACGATCCGGGCTTTTGATAATTTGTACATCCTGAGCAAATCAAAGACGACCCGTAAGTTTACGGATATGAAAGCCGAAGACATCACAAGAGCGGTTTGCTCGGAGATGGGAATAAAAACAGGGAATATCATTTCGACCGGGGAACCTGTTTCCTTTATTGCTACCCGAAAATCCGGATACCAGATTATCCTGATGGCCTACACAGAAGCAGCCAAGAAAACAAAGAAGAAATATGCTCCGGTAATGAACGGGGATAAGCTGGACGTGATCGAGAAGGGAACGCTGATTGAAAAGTATGAGGCGAATGGTTATAACAACGTCCTGAACGGCCGGTACAGCGAAAGTATTGAAGATATGGTCAACAAGATCATGGTCACTGACCAGAACGGGAATGTTACCAGTTATCAGTCTAAAGATGACCAGATAAAAAAATACAGCATGATTCAGGATGTGTACAAATCCAGTCCGAACGCAAACGCTCAGCAGGAAATCGAAGCTATGTTCAAAGGTCCGGACCGGTCCGGCGTTGTGGAATGCCTGGGTGATTACCGAATTAAAGCTCCGTACTCCATAAAGGTACAGGAACAGCTTTTCAAGGGGCAGTTCTGGATAAAAAGTGATTCCCACACGTTTGAGGGCGGAACGCACATGATGAAGCTGGAGCTGGAATTCGAAAATATTATGACGGAAGAGGAGGCGGACACAAATGGGTAATGAGAAAACTCCGCCGGCAGAACACAGCGTTGCCGGCATGGTGGATCTTATGCACAAAGTGGCATCCGGCGCCCGGCCGCAAGGTCCGCAGCTGGGAATCGTGCTTTCTCCGCCTCCGGAAATAGAAATAAAACTTAATAATATTATTCTGACAAAAAAAGATATCTACATCAACGAGCACCTGCTACCCTGGTACGTCCGGCACTATGTCGGGCAAACATCAAACCGGTCTGGCGGCAGCGGCGATGCTTCGTTTGCATCCCATAACCATCCAATTAATAATGACCTGACTCTGACGGATACGCTTAAGTCGGGTGATTATGTTTCTGTGTATCCGCTGGACGGAGACCAGCTGTATTTTGTAGAGAGCAAGGTGGTGAGATTATGAGTGACGCATTCCCGTTTGTGGGAGCGAGTGACGCAGCCATACAGGCCGTACAGGAGTCTCAGGAGCTGCCAACTTTTAAGGAATACGCCTGGGATTTTGAAAACAACTGCTTTTTATATGATGCCGGTGGCCATCACATTATCGTGGAAGAAAAAGAAGCCATCAAGGTTTGGGTGTATAAAGCCCTGGCCACGGAACGCTATCGGTATGAAGCGTACAGCTGGCAATATGGCATAGAAGTCAAACCGTTTATCGGCTTGGTTATGAGCGTGGAGGAACGTATCAGCGAATTAAAGCGTATCATAATCGAATGCCTGATGGTAAATCCTTATATTGTAAGCGTGGACAGTTTTGATTTTAAGCAAGAAGGCGCAAAGGCAACTGTGGAAATCCAGCTGACCACCGTGTACGGGGAGGTGAGCGTAAGTGTATGAGGCAAGAGAACAGACGGACATCTTAACTGAGCTGCAGGAGCACAGTAAGGTCGAAGCATCAAAAATTGAAGGCACGTTTGAATATGATGTGTTTTCCTCAAACAGTATCGAGTTTGGCAAAACCGAAATCGAATTGGAACAGATGTACAAAGCTGCCTTTGCCGATTCAAGCTGGGGTGAGTATCTCACAAAGCGGGCGGCTGAATCCGGAATAATCCGGAAAGACGCAGTTAACGCCATTGGGGTTTTGAAAGTATCCGGAAACGGAACTTTGCCAGCAGGAAGCGTTTTTTCTACAGAAGACGGGAGCCTTAGTTTTGAAACGACGGAAGCTGCAGAAGTGAGAACCAGCGCTCAGGTGAATGCCCGGGCTATTGTTGCGGGGGAAGCCGGAAACGTTGCGGCAGGTACCATAACAAAAATTCCGATGAGTATTCCCGGTATCAATGGTGTAACGAATGAAGAAGCGTTCCATGACGGATATGATAAAGAAAAGGACGAGAATTTATTAGATCGGTATCTTGTACATGTCCGGACGCCGGGAACATCCGGGAATAAATATCATTATCTTGAATGGGCCTTAGCAGTTCCGGGCGTTGGTGGGGCAAGGGTGATTCCGACTTGGGCCGGGCCTACCACCGTAAAGGTCATTATTGTGGACAGCAACTACAGCCCTGCTTCTGAAGATCTGATCAGCAGAGTTTTTAACTATATTGAAGAAGTTAGGCCGACCGGGGCCGTGCTAACGGTTGTGTCAGCTGTACCTAAGCAGGTTAATATATCGGCTACGGTTTCCGGTACCGTCAATCAGGAAAACTTTGAAAACGCAGTCAAAAACTATTTTATCGATCTTGAAAAGAAAAATATTAAGAGTACCGAAAACCTGCAGGTATCCGTTGCCAAAATCGGAAGTCTGCTGTTAAACAGCAACGGAGGCGGGGCAGAAGATTATACAGATCTGCTGCTGAACGGGGATACAGTAAACATCCCGCTGACCGCTGAAGAAATAGCAGTATTAGGGACGGTGACGCTGACATGATCTTTGAACTTTTACGAACATACAGCGTAGATGTTCTGCGATATCTTCCTCAGTTTTTGGCGGAGGATCCTACATTTAAAAATGTGCAGGATACATTATCCTGGGAGCATGAACAATATCGGTTGAAAATAATTGATATCCTGAAGCAGTTTTTTGTTGAAACGGCAACCTGGGGGCTTGCTGACTGGGAACGGGTCTTTGACTTGCACCCCGCCGCGTCTGACTCCTATGCAGAAAGGCGCGGGCAGCTTAAAGCAAAAATCCAAGGCGCTGGAACGATAACGTTAAAGACCATGAACGACCTGGTCAATTCTGTGGTCCCTGCAAAAGACGCGGTCTTTGTGGAAAACGTTGCACCGGGTGTCTGCCGGGTGGATGTGCAACTGGCTATTAATCTTACGCAGATCCGCCAGATAGTAGATACATACAAGCCGGCGCATTTGACCTGTATCATATCACATTCCATGGCCAGTACCCTGAATGTGTATATCGGATCTGCAGTCCAGGCCATCAGAAAAATTGAAGTTTTTCCACCGGATGAATTTAATATTCGTGACGCGAGCAGCACACCGTACATCGGCTGTGCTGTTTTTGTTTTAAAGAAAGGCTATGTCACAACAAACAGTTGATAAATAGCCATTTTTATAGGGGAGTATCAGAACTCCCCTACAAACTGTTATTTGCAGTTATCTATACTCATTTGGAATTTCGATATGAAGTGTCTCACACAATAACTTCACATCATGTGCATCATTTTCATCAAACTCGTATCCCAGATGGAACATTACTTGACTATATGGTTCAATACAGGAAACCTCTATTTCCTCAATTCTTCCTTTACCCGAAAAAGTTTCTACCGGAAAACAATCCCCATCATAAAGAATTTCACCTTCGTCCGTATATTCAAAACAATGCAAATCAATAATTCTGTTTTTCAAATCTTCCCATACAGTATGGTTCAATGTTGTATATTCCATCTTAATCTCATAAAAGCCATTAGCTTTCATTATTTCTATAAAGTTCTGATAATCGTTCTTTTCTACAAAAATGTCAATATCATTATGGGCTCTTGACTGATATCCAAGAAGAGCATCTACACCCCAGCCACCATCAAGAAAGACTTTAATCTCCGCATCTATTGCAAATTGAAGAATCTGTTTTACATCTGTTATATTGACCATCTTATCATCTCCACAAATTCTAATTAGGCGACCAGAGGAACTGCTGGTCTGTTTGATAAATCTCTGCATTTAGCAGTTTTCAATGTTGCCAAAACGAAAGTTAAGAAGATGTTCCTTTTCTCCATGTCGCTTTCTTTGGCGTAATTTACAAGGTTATTCCACACAAGATAGTTGTTCAGATACTTGGTAGAAACACCGTTAAAGCCACGCATAAACCTCTTTAGCTGGCTATGGTAGCTATTGATATGTTGGATATTATAAATGCCTTTCTTGGCTTTGCCAGTCTTTAACTGCACAAGGTCAATGCCATTGGCATTTGTAAATCTCACATAGGAGTTCATCTTGTCCGTAACAAGAGTGGAATTGGTCTTAATCCTACCATCATAAATATGATGTAAATCTCTTGTAGAAACTCTACCAGTATTCGTAATCTTGGAGATAGACAAGCCATTCCTATTAACCGCACAAGGAACACATACCTTTTCTTGGGACAAGCCTCTGATATGTGTAGAATGACCACGCTTATGAGCCTTGCGTGGCATAGCAAATGTCTTACTCTTGCTATGATTGCCCTTGTACGAGATGGCGAAAAAAGTTTCGTCAGCCTCAATAATGCCGTCAAGGGTAACATCGTCTGCCATATTCTGAAGTGCATCCAAAATCTTGTGTCTCCAAAGGAATGCGGTGTTTCTGTGAATCCCACAAGCAACAGCAGTCTTACGAATGGATAAGCCATTCATCATACAATCAATGTACTGCTCCCACACGGACAAGTCTTTTCTTGTACCAGACACAATGGAGTTCGTAGCAATCACGAAGGACTTGCCACAATCCTTACATACATATCGCTGTGTGCCATCTTTACGATGACCATTGCGAACCACATGGATACAGCCACAAAGAGGGCATACACGACCATTTGCAAAGCGTTCCTTTGCTACGAAATCTTCAATATTCAAAGACTTTACAAAGGCAGGACTTAAAAGCATTGTTTTAAGGCTTTCCTGCTCTGCGACAGTCAACTTACCGATAATATCTAATGCGTCTTTGATAGTAGGCATATCCAATTACCTCCTTCGGTGGTACTGTTTCTTACTATTATTATACGCTATTTCTCGTCAAAAATCAACCATTTGTTGTGACAGAGCCTAAAGAAAATAAAAATAGGAGGCGTACAATGAGCAAATACACAAGCATTATTCCGACAATTACGGGCCAGTCGATGCTGGCCGAAGCCATCAGCACACAGCAGGAACTAATTTTTACCAGTATCCGGCTGGGGGACGGGGTGTTGACAGAATCGGATGTTCCTACAGAGTTTACAGCCCTGAAAGCGCAAAAGCTTGTCGCCGATATCAATACCTTTGATGATTCCCTGAAAGCGCAAGGTAAGGTAACCCTGATTGCGACGATTGATAATTCCCATGTTGACACCGGCTTTTTTGCCCGTGAGTTAGGCGTTTTTGGCAAAGTCGGGACTGAAGGAGCTGAACAACTCTTTGCATATTGCAATGCCGGAAGCTACGCAGACTATATGCCCGACAAAACCTCGCAGTTAGACGAAACCCAGCTGGCCGTACAGCTGGCGGTAGGGGCGACCGCAAACGTGACTGCAATTATTAACAGTCTGCAGTATGCAACCCTGAAAAATATTTCAGATGCGATTACGGCCCACAATGCGGACGAAGATGCCCACAACGGCATTTTGGAAAAGGTATCGGATTTGCTGGGCGACATCGTTACCCACTTGGCCAGCTCTGCGGCTATCTCCATTTCCTCGCTGAACACCAACAGCGTGTTCTACCGGTTATTGCAATATGCTCTGACCGCAGCCGGCGTGCAGTACAATTTCCAAAACAGCAACGCATGGTACATCTGCCTCGGTTCCCTGTTCGGGGGCTTAATTATCCAGGGGGGAAACGATAATAAAACAGCACAAACAAAAGAAATTACCATCACTTTCCCTATATCGTTTTCGAGCTATCAATTCACGGCATTCGTTTGTTGTTCCAATTCCTCACCAATAGCAATAAACGCTGCCGTATCGCGCTTAAGTGAAAGCCAAATGAAAGTTTTTGTTGCACAGAATGCTCCATCTGTTTATTGGCTTGCTTTTCACAAATAGCCAGGGGGGATATGGAAGCAATAACGATACGGTTACGTTGCCCATTACTTATTCGGGAAGTTATTACTCAAAATCTGTCATACACCACGGAGATAGTGCCGATACAAACTTTATTGTCGTTTACGACTCCATGACGCCGTCCTCCTTTAAGGTTAAGAGGAATAACAGTGCAGGCCTTTACTATTCGTGGTTTACGGCAGGGAAATAATCCAGGGGGGATATGTCACCATACCCACTGACAACGCATGGCATGTTTTAACTTTGCCTTTGAGTGCTTTTGGTATGACCGGAGCAGCTTCTCCTTATACGGCTCTCAAGCTTTCGTTCCGTATTCATGGCGAAGGCTATGCAGACGCAAGATATGAGCAATCCTCTTCCGGCAACCAAGGGTACACTTATATCATTGCTTGCAGGCCCGCATGAGCCAGGGGGGAAATCTAAACGGTCAGACAAGCAATTACTATTATCTGATTACACCGGCAATAAGCATGGGCGTAAAAGTTTTTATTCTTAGTGACAAAGATAACGTTTCGTACAATGTTGCTCAAAACGATACATCTTATGCTTGGGAAATAGATGCCGATAACCATATAAAAGTTATTTGCAGAGCAAACTTGTTTGGCGCTTGCTGGATAGCGTTCGGGACGTAACCAGGGGGGAGTAATGCCCGTGACACAGAGAGATGACTATGGTTTTGGTTATAATTTGTCCTTTCCTATAAGTTTCACTTTCACGAAATATGGATTTTGTTTGGCTAGGCTTGGTTTGGTTAGTACAAAGTATTCTGCGAGCGGGCCGAACAGCACGGGGGTAACTATACACATGGACAATTCCGGCGATACATTGTGGTGTGCATTAGGGAAGTAGCCCCTGACTAATAACCCATAACAAACCAGCGAGTGTAAACGTTTTGATATTCAGATGCCACTCTAAAGTAACTCCTATCGCCACCGGTTCGACTCGAACCTGTGATACCAACGCCGGGGCAACTGGCAGACAGCCCTGTAGCCAAATGCATTATTGGCTTATCTAAAAAAGAAATCGGGAGTTCGTATTCTTCCCAAGTTTTTACCGAAGAGGTCAGAACCATTCCCCCCTGGGCCTGACTTTTAGCCAGGGGGGAAGATCTTCCTTTGCCTCAGGCGAGA